AAGCAGGGGGAGCAGCTGAAGACCAAGTAGTTCCGTTTGATGTCAATACATTACCTGAAGTACCGGGAGCTACGGCTTGCAGAGCACTTGTACCATTACCGAGCAATACGTTGTTAGCTGTTAAGGTCGTAGCCCCTGTGCCACCATTAGCGACAGGAAGAGTGCCTGTGACACCAGTAGTCAAAGGTAAGCCTGTAGCGTTAGTCAAGACGACAGCTGAAGGAGTACCTAAAGCAGGAGTCACCAACGTAGGACTATTAAGGTCAGCTTTAGTGGCAATAGCTGTCGAGATAGCATTGAATTCAGTGTCGAACTCAGTACCTTTAATGATCTTTAAAGGATTGCCAGTTGAGAGACTATCCTTACTGGTAAAGTTAGTGCTTTTGGTGTAATCTGTCATGTTAGTTTTCCGTTCTTCGCTTGAATCTCTAATTTCTGTATAGACAAGGGGAAGCTATTAATATCTGCTTCGTATCCTGTCTGAACAACTTTTCCTGAGCCTGTAGGGTAGACTTTAAGTGTTTGTAAAGCTACACCGTTACTGTATTCTGATCCTGAAGTATTATACTCGTTGACACCGAAATAAGCTACGCCTTGGGCAGGAATCTGTACGTTCTGAGCTTGATAGTTACTGTAGAAGTCATAGCCCCATTTGAATGTCACATACTGGTTGCTACCACCAATGACAACAGCGTTCAGACGTTTCAAGACAGAGGTAACTGATGGAGTACCTAAATCGGTATGATTAGTAAAATACTGAAAACGATAAGTAGACGTATCATCTAAGTAACCAGTGTGTTTAGCAATGAAGCCTTCCTTACCGAGAAGCAAGGAACCATCTGTGAGGACACAGAAGCTCTTAGGCTCAATACCTGACCAAGTTGTGACCCTAGCAGCACCATCTGGAAGAGCGCCCTTCATGTCGAAACAGTACACTGTCTTCAATACAGGGAGAGTCAACAAGTAGAAAGCATCTCTAGGTGAGTACACAGCCTTGATTGTCGCTAAGTTTTCACCAGCTACAGCAGACATCAAGTCATTACGTACATTCTTAGAGAGATCACGCAAAGGAGCTGACTTCTCTTGGATGGTACGAGTGACGCTACGAACACCAGTGTCAGACAAGAAGATAACGTCTGTGCCTGTGTTAACCACTGAGTCTCTAGCGATACAGCCAATACCCGTGATAACATCATATAGAGTCATCGTAGCAGGGGTGTTAGCTCCTGTGTACACTAAGATGTTGTGCTTACCGAAGATAAACAGGAAGTTGTTATGAGCAGCTAAGGCAACGATAACGTCACCGCCCTTAGGCCACACAGATGTTGTATCCAATGTACCTGCTGTACCTGATCCCCACTTATGAGGATTCTTCAAATCAGACCATTGAACAGTTACTTTGTCTGTAGAAGTATCAGCATTCCACATACGTCCATAAGCACTAATAACGATATTAGCTAGTTGGACTGTACCGTTATAACCTGATTCTTGGTCTACACGATAGTATTGAGTTGTGGAGACTGCTGGATCAAATCCGATAGGAACATGGCCTCGCTGATAGAAGTACAAGTCACCATCGAGGAAAGCTGTAGACCAGTTACTGTCTGTGATCGTAGGGGCTGTACCTACACCGTTGAAGGTAACTTCAGAGAGCGTAGTACCTACTAACTTAAAGATCTTATTGTTACCTGCACACAGAGTGTAAGTAGATCCGTCTTTGTCTACCAGTTCAGCGATAGTCTTGACATCGGCAGTGCCTAAGGCAGCTAGTGTGCTGTGCTGCTTAGACCATCCCTTACGAGCACCTACACGACCATATTGGTCAATGATTGCATTGTTAGCAACTAAGGCAAAGCCAGAGGCCAAATCCAGCGATGAATCCTGTGTGTTCAGGCCCATGAAGCCCGGAGCAGTGATCGAGAAGGATTGAATCTGTTGAGACATATTAGGCAGGAACCCAAGCATCATTCTCAGGTGAACGAGCCAGCTCAATAGCGATCACATCAGCTAAAGCTTTCTTAGCCAATGCGTAGCACTCAGAACTAGACAATCCACCGTCTTCACCACGTTCAACCAAGGCTCTAGCGAGAGCACCTAGGACGATAGGCTCTTTAGGAAGCTTAGTAGTGTCTGCATCAGCACTCATGTCAGATTCTGGCACAACCAAGCTAAAACGGATATTGTTAACACCTACTGGGATAGGCCAGAGCATCACTTGAGAATCACCATTGCTACTTACACCGTTGAAAGCATACTCGCTAGGATCAGCATTCTGAGGAGATGCGGAGCTGTAGACCCTACGTTCAATCTTATCGACAGTTGTAGGTGTTAAAAGACCATATTTTGTAATGTCTAGTACGTTAGTGACACGGAAACGTGTACCAGCGCCTGTCAAGGTATAGCCAGTGTATTGACTAGCTGTGGTCGTGATTGTCACAGAAGTGTTGAAGGCATCCCAATCGTAAGCATCAGCTACTTCACGTTTAGAATCATTCACGAACTTCCCTACCAATGTGCTCAGAGTGTTCTCAGCAACGGTAGAGACAGTAGGCTCACGAAGACGTACTAAGACGTCATTCACGAGAGAGAGGAAAGTCGGTAATGCCATGATTACTTATTCTTCTTGTTCATCTTGTTTTTCATGGTACGTTGACCACGCATGGGCATCTTAGCTTCACTCAAAGCAATAGCGATAGCCTGTTTACGGTCTTTAACGACAGGGCCACCTTTACCGCTATGAAGAGTACCTTCTTTGTACTCACCCATAACCTTACCGATTTTCTTAGTTTGTTTCTTAGTAGCCATACTGTGTCCTTATTACTTGAAGACTCTATCCATGAAGAATGTGATACCACCGCCAACTAAAGATGCAATAGTCATCCCCATCCAGAAACCACCTTTAGACTTGTTGGCTAACTCTAAAAGGCTTCTTACGTCTTTACGTAAGTCGGATACTTCGCCTTGGAGGGCTTCAACCTGTGCTTCTAGCTTACCAAACTCACGAGCTGAAACCTCGTCCATTACTCCACCTCTGGTGTGTCAGCAGTAACTTTCTTAGGACGGCCTACAGTCTTCTTAACTTCTTCAGTTTCAACAGGGGCTTCATCAACCACGAGTTCGTAGTCAGGATGGTTCTTCATCGAGTCAATATCGACTTGGTGTTCAAAAGTAACGGTGTTACCGCTAAGTAGGCATTTAAAGGTTGCAGACATATAAAGGTTATCCTCTGTTAGTAGATACACCAAAGGAGATCCCTTGTGAGGATCCCCTTCAGTTTAGCTACTATTAGACTGGTACTGCCAATGCAACAGAAGCGTAGTCACGCAACTCAGCAACGCCGTACAGAGTGTCAGCAGTAAACAGAGTACCGAGGTATTCTTGTTTGTACTGAGTCTGTGCGCGGATACCGACTTGCTCCACCAAGACAAATGCGTCCTTGTGTGCCATCAAACAGATACGTGCTGGCTGAGCTGTACCTGAACCGTCGTTAGCGTCTGTAGGTGTGTCAGCGTTGGTAGACACATACACTTTAACGCCATACACATCACCGATTTCACCGTTACGGATGGTGTTGTTACCGCCTTGTTCACCCACGAAAGCTTGCTCAGTGAAACGAGCCAAACCCATCAGAGTGTTACGAGTCGATGGAGGAACGATGAAGAAACGGTTGTCCATAGGCACATCAGAGTCATCCAAACGCTGAATAGAACGACGAATTGCAGCGTCAGTCAAAGCAGCTTGGTTGTCAGTGGTGTAGTCATAAGCGGTAGTACCGTTAGAACCGATGAAAGCACCAGCGTAACGAGCACCAGCGCCGCCTTGAGCCAAACGACCCAAACGGATGATGTCGGTATCAACTTGCTTGCCCAGAGCGTAACCAGCATCATCAGTGTAGAACTGACGTAGGCTAGACAAAGCTTGAGCTTCTGTGATGTCTTCGATCAAACGGCTGTATTCGTAATGCTTGTTAATTAAAACTTGCACTTCAGTTTCAGTTGCGGCGATCAGGTTAACTTGAGTAGATGCAGCCTTGATAGAAGCGTCGCCACGAGTAGGGCTAGGAATGTGAACGGTGTCACCTTTCTTTCCTTTGAAGCTCATCTTCTTAACGAGGTTGGCAGCGACCAAGCTCTTCTTATAAGCAGCTACAATTTCATCACTCCAAATTTCAGGAATGAACGTGTTAGCTGTTGTATTGGTTACGTGTGCTGTTCCGAGACCCATTTTAAATACTCCTAGATATATACAAATTATGTTTAATAAACTTACCGAACTCGTCCATCAGCGTAGGCTTGCATGATTTCAGGCTCTAACGCTTCGTAACGATCCGGATCACTCATTCGCAGCCGAATAAGGTCGGCCCGACGATAAACTCTCTTCGATGATTCACCAGTACCGCCAGTATCGACAGTAGCAGCTTTTAAGTTCTGCTTCAATGTCTCTTTACCTTTGGTCGCTACCTGCTGCGTCTTAACTTGCTTAAGTTGCTTAAAGGTAGACAACAATTCATTTGCGCTGTCGTAATCAAACTCAGCATCGGCTCTAGCGTACAACTGAGTGCGAACGGGAGATTGTTTTACCCACTCCGCAAACTCAGGATCTTGAACAATAGCACCGAAGTCAGGATGTTCTTGACTTAGCTTCTGTTGAATCTGCATCTTCTTAAATTCCTGAGCACTTTGTCGTGCAGCGAGAACATCTGGATGCTTGTCAATAGAATTACGAATTGCCTTCTGAGGATCTTCAAAGAAGTCAATTTCAGGCTCTACTTCAGTAGGTGTAGCAGTTTTACTCGATAGACTTTGTTTCAACAATTCATCAGCAAGTTTACGAACCTCGCCAACTTCTTGGGCCTGTTTACCAATGAGCTTCTCAGCCTCTTGGTGCATCCGAATAATCTCTTGTGCGGACTTCCCTTTGTATTTCTCAGGGATTGTGTCTTCAACTACATGATCTTCTTCAATCTTGGGCGGTGAGGTGAGTTGTTCAACTACGTCGAGTTCACCTACAGTACTATCTTCGTTATCATCTACTAACATATACTAATTCCTTTTCCTGCCACACGTATAAGATGTATGGTTCTAGGATATATTTAAAATAAACTCGGTCGTTAATGACTTATGAGTTCTGCTTTCTTTCTACGGCAAGCTTCTCAGCTCGCTTTCGTTCCCATGAGTCATAAGCTGTCGGAAAAGAGCCTGTCCAGCCTTCTAACTTCATGGTAGGTGCGCTAACTACTCTCTTAGAATCAGAACCACATTCCCTACAGGGAGTTGCGTGGCACTCTGCGTCTACAAAAGCATCAGTGCGATGACCGTTCTCACATAAGAATTCAAAGATACGCCGAGGCATTGTTACACCTCACCAGTCTCTTGCAAATCCTTATAAGTACGGCTGTAGGCTTCCTTCAAGCCATATAACCAGTTCAAAATATCCATCTGTCCACGACGAAAGTCTAGAGGGTGTGTTTCCGTGACAGAAGATAGTTTGTCGTAGCTATTCTTTACTTTGAGGATGTCTTCCATGAGATCTTTCCACCCTTGAGTGGACATCATGTCGAAGGCATCATCGTAGAATTTCGATAAATCTTGTACAGTTAGTTCTTTATCCATATAAGGAGAACCTCTTAGTTAATAAGTACGTAATGTATACTAAAAAGTACTCGTTGTCAAGTACTTTATAGTAAATATTTACATTTATTTATTAAGCGTCTTGAGCACCTTCAAACTCAGGCTTAAGCTTGATGATGGCGTACAAGGCGGCACGATCAGCACCAGCAACGTATTCGTCACCAGCAATCTGCACCTTACCTGCGCTCAAGGGTTGCTTCCCCGAATCACGGGCTTCCTTGGATGCGTAGCCGTAGAAGGTCACTTCAGTGCCTTGGCCTTTGAAATCTTCTTGTACTGCTCCGATGTTCCAATAGGTTGCAGGAATGCCGAAGTCTGTGTCTACTGATTTGATGAGTGCCATTTTGTATTCTCTTTATTGATTATTCGTCTGCTGGTTCAGGCGTGTTGCCTTCTTCCAACCATTTCAAATAGGCTTGGTAGTCTGTGTTGGCGGGGTCGAATGGTATACAAGCGCCATCTGACAAGCGTTGTACAAAATCTTGTTCTGATTTTTTTGGAATTGTTTTATAGCTCACATCATAACTCCGCAGTAATAGTCACAGTTTTTACACCTGTAACAGTTGTATAACCACTTGCACTTTCAGTTGTAATACTTGTTGTCAGAAAATTTGAACCTGTGAGAGTAGGATTAACCCTCATGCTTGTTTTATAGTAAATTGGAATGTCAGAACTTGAATAAAAATAAGCGGTTATAGCACTGTAATACCGCTGACACAAAGCCAACTCAGTACCATAAGGTCGCCAATCAAAACTTGTGGCTACAGTACCTTTTTCCAGTTGAACACCTGTGATGTAGAAGGTGGCTCCGTTTGTGCCCATGAAGTTGGTTTGTCCAGAAGTACCAATGGCAAATGGCGTTGTCCCCCATGAGCCTGCTGCTTGTTGTGAGCTGCTTCCAGCCGCCAAAGCAAAGATCAAATCAATTCCAGTAGAACTACCAGTTTGCCATGTCCCGCTGGTGTCGCCAGCAATAGTGATTGTTTTATATTCGTAAGTGTTGGCAGAATTGATGGTGTAAGTTGCCACATAGCATCGGCTACCGTTGCTGTTGTAGATTGCAGCGCAGAAAGTACCCGTCAGAGAAGACCGCACCCAGAAAGACAAAGTGACTGACTGAGCGTTTGCCGTGCCCCAACCAAGATCAGCAACATTAAAACCTTCTACTCTTTGCTCAAACTGAGCATATTGAGCTGCGCCAATGCTTGTGTCAGTTGCTGTAACGGTTAATAAAACAGCGTTTGTAAAACCTGCTGGAGCTGTGCTGGATTGTTGTGCTGTAAATGTGCCGTCTGTTTGATTTACAACCCTCATACGATCAACAGAAAATCCAGAAGTAGAAGCTGTTAATGTAATTGCAGCCCCCGCATTACGCTGGTCAATCATCATTGCACCATTGATGATGCGGTTCTCAAAAGAAAACGTGTTTGTAGCGTTTACTGAGCCAGCAACAGTTATACCGCCAGTTGAAGGCCTTAAGGTGTCAGTTCTGTGATTAGTTTGGATTGTCATTAGACATCCTCAGCGCCTTGGTACACGGTCAGAGTCTTCAACACGGTGTAGATCGCAGGAATCAAGTTGCCTGACAAGTCTTCCATGTTGATGTAATGAGCGTGTTGAGCCACTGAAGGCCAGCCTTGTTGACGAGCAGCCTCAGTAGCGTGAACCTCTACTTGAACTTGGATTTGGTCTTTTGTACCAAAGAAGTTAGTGATACGGGCGTAGGCTTGAGTCTCAGGCTGTCCGTTAGTGTTGTTGATTGCTGTAATTTTTAGTGCCATAAGGCTCTCCTTAGTAAGTCATTTCCGTTGTTTCAATTTTGGCAACCCAACGGATTGTTGTGGAAGCCTGTCCTGTTACCGTTACTGCGAGTCCACCATTGGTGGTGTCTGCTGTCAATGCAACAACCCATGCAGATGCACCTGAGTCTTGTCCAATTAAGTTAAGCACTGGCGTACCAACAAGAGCTGTTGATGCTGCGTTAGCGCCACGTTTGATTGTTCCTTCAAAGCTCCAAGACGATGTGTTACCCGCACCAGTTACACCAGCAACCACAGTTCCTCTGAAATAATAGGCTGAGTTGTTGGGTAGGATTACTTGGTTGGTTGTTCCTGCTGCGGATGTATTTGAACGAAGTACGGTTGCAGTTGCATCGGTGGTTTGTACGCCAAGAATTAACAAGGCAGCTTGAGCAGAACCCCTAGTTCCAACTGGGTTGTTAGCGGCAGGAAAAACCGTATTACCAACTAAACTTCGTGTAGTTCCATAAGAACCTCCAACAACAGCAGAATAAAAACCTGTTGCTTGGCTTTCAACCCCACCTAAAACAGAAGCTCCATTGGTTGTTGCAGAGTTGTTCCACCCGCCTAAAACAGCACTAGATACGCCCGATGCTGTGTTAGGGGCGGTTGCGCCTGTACCAAAATCACCGTATAAACCGCCTCCACCTACAAATGCACCAACGCCTGAAGCTGTATTGCCATAACCACCAGCAACGCTTGAATGATTTGCAGAAGCTGTATTCTTTAAACCGCCGCCCACAGTAGACCAATCCCCACTAGCCACGTTCCTATTCGCAGCAGTACCAGCGTCACCACCACCACCGATGAAACTGTAAGAGCCTGTGGCTTGGTTGTTACCTCCACCTACTACTACTCCGTGAGGGGTGAAGAAAGATAGGGTTGATGTTGATGAGCCACTAGCAACCTTGCTGAGTGTCAGTGAAGTACCTGAAATAGCAGCAACGTAGGTGTCACCAGCGATTGAAGTGCCAGTAATAATCTGACCAACTTTGATTGAGGCGTTTGAACCGCTTAAAGTCACGGCTGTTGTGCCGTTCATTGTTGCAGACTGCGTTGTTACAGCAGAAGCAGATGTTCCTGCGTTGGTAAAACCGCCACCAATAAAGTTGTAAAAACCGTTTGACTGGTTAGATTGACCACTAACAATCGCAGAGTAAGAACTTGCAAAACTACTGTTTGCCGTATTAGAAGCGCCGCCACCAATAAAGTTGTAATTGCCTTGAACTGTATTAAATTGTCCGCCAGTAATATTGGACGCATACGCAGAAGCGGTATTTGCGTAGCCACCAGCAATTACTGAAAACTGCGCTGTTGCAGCTTGAGAAGCAGCAGTTCTGCTCATCTGCCAATCAACAGCATTAGCACCCCTAGCATTACCACCTGTGGCTGTAGAGTCTGTCTGTTGGGCTTGTAAGGCTCCTGTGCCTTTTGGTTGAAGGACTAGGGGGATGTTTGTGTCTGAGCCTTGGGCTGACAAGACGGGGCCAAAGCTAGTGGAAGCGCCTGTAACTGCCCCGTAATTTACAGCAGAAGATGTTGTGTGCAACACCCTAAAGTTAATGTTTGAGCCGCTTGCGTTAGATGCAAAACGAATCTCACCAGAGCCTTTGGATACAAAACCAAGGTTGACGTTTGTGTCACTTCCTTGCCCTGAAATAATTGGAGTGCCTGTTGTTGCGTTACCAGTAACCTGTACGTAGTTCACAGCAGAGGCTGTGTGGGCTACTTGAAGTTGAGGGGCGTATGAAGCACCTGTGCTAAATATGTAAGCACCTATTCCTTTAGTATAAAAAGCCAACGGGACGTTTGTGCTAGTTCCTGTTGAAGAAATATACGGAGCATTTCCAGCAGTCGCACCAGAAACAGAAACAAAATTAACACCAGACGCAGTAGTGATAACCCGCAAACCTTCACTACCAACAGCACCACCCAAAGATGTCTGACCAGTAGCAGTCAACGTAGTAAACGTACCAGCAGCAGGGGTTGTTCCACCGATAGTAGCTCCGTCAATAGTGCCACCTGTGATGGCTACGTTAGACGCTGCCTGAGTAGACATTGTACCTAAGCCACTGATGTCAGTATTAGATAGCGTTACAGCGCCTGTGCGACCAGCTACGGAAGTAACTAAGTTAGTCTGATCAAGCTTCTGCCATGTAGAGCCGTTGTAGATAGCCCAATCACCTACTTGCCAATCAGTAATACCGTTTAAGTTAGTAGAACCTGCTACGCTAACAACGTAGTACCAACCATTAGTGCCTGTGCTAGAAGCAAGCGTAGGTGTGTTCGTAGAAGCGTTCCAAGTACCTTTGTAAGTTAAACCGCTACTTCCACCGCTAATAGAATCGATCTGAGCTTGAAGACTAGCTAAACTGTCCAACACAGACTGAGATGTACCGCCGCCGTTACCGATGACTTTAATCTTCTCAGCGACATCCATAGGCACTACTTCGCCTACGTTTAACTCTTTACCGTCAGTGAGTTTGATGATCAAAGAACCATCGAAGTCAATGTAGGCATCTTGTACGCCTACACCGTCTACGCCATCAGCTCCATTGTCACCTTTAGGCCCAGTGATGGAGATACCATCCTTGCCATCTTTACCGTCTCTACCATCTTTACCATTCTTACCGTCAATGCCGTCTTTACCATCCTGTAGAGACTTAGCTTTAACGTCGATGATACCGTTTAACTCATTGAATCGAGTCTCTAGGTCGTTCTTGATACGTTTAATGGCATCAACGACTAAAGAGGCGTACTGACCAGCCTCCTGAGCCTTAACAGCAGCCTTAGAAGCTTGTACGTTACTCTCGATACCTTTAACTAGAGCTAGTTTTTCAGCATCGGAGAGGTTAGCGATACCTAATTTCTCTTCTAAAGTGTTAATGTCCATTATTTCAAGCCTTCGGTGAGCTGTTTAAGGAAATCAGCCTCAGTTCCCATCTGATCTTGCTTATATTTGCTCATCTGTAACTCAACAATCTTCGCTTTGTTCTTGATGTCAGCTTCTTTAAGCATTAAGTCAGCAATTTTAACACGTTTATCGAACTCTCTGCTAGCTAATTCATCATTATTAGGTAAATTATTAGTAGATGAGGCGATAATCTTAGCTTGAACCTCTTGAGGCTTCAACTGAGTCTCCACCATCGTGCTCATAGCCTCAGCTTTATTGCGTTCAGCCTGTGTAGTATTGACTGCAATCTGAGCCTGAGCAGCTTGGATAGCTAGTTGCTGCTGCATTTGCTCCATCTGTTGTGCTTCAGGATTAGGTTGAGCCATCTGATCGAGAGCTGCAATCATCTCAGCACGATTAGACAGAGAAGAATTAGCGATAACACCCTTCAAGATCAGAGGCAGAACAGGAGTGTTAGGGCCTAAGGTCTGCAAGAGAGCGATGAACTGTGATTGTTCGTACTCACGAGCCATGATACCTAGAGTCGCTGTAGGTACGAAGTTCAAGTCAGCTGAGGGATAACGCTCAGGATCGAACTGCATGAAGCGGAAAGCTGCCTTCTTGATGAAAGGAGACAGGAAATCCTCTTGGAAGTTCGTGAGGGTACGCTTATTCTTCTTGATCAAGGAAGCCACAGCCATCGAAATACCACCTTGAGAGGCATCACGAGAGACTTGGGAGATCATGCCATTGGTGTCCATCGTACCAGTAGCTTGCAAGAGCATACGCTCGAAGTTCTGAGCTGCCGCTGGTGCGTTACCATCTGTGCTACCGAACTTGAACGGCATCATGATCTCAGAGGGATTACCGTTAGTCAGAAGGGCTTTACCGGGTTTAACTTCAAACTTAGCACCACG